ATTGCTTCATCCTCGCATTGTAAACCCTTATCCGTATATCGTGAACTAAACTCTTTTTTAATTCCATATTTACGCTCCAGAACAAGTTCCTGTATATAACTCTTTGCGGTCTTGCTTAATGTCTCGGTCTTGGTGCGTGGAGCGGTCATTAACCGCCCCAATGCTGAACAACGTATTTTCATACTTCTAACGTTTTTAATTGTGCAGGTGTTAAACTAAACTTTGTTGTTAGTTCTTCAACTGTGTATTCTCCTTTGCTTATTGCGTCAATAGCTTTTTGAAAACGTGCGTTGTCTATTGTAGACTTTTTAGGTTCGTGTTTTACTTGTTCGCCTGAAGCGTCTGTGTCCTTGTCCGTAACTAAACCAAGCATTGAACTTAATGCGTAACGTCTTAAATAAGTAATTGCACTTCCTAATACTTGGAACTCATTCATTCCTTTTAAAATTACTCCCTGCGGTATGTCAATTTTACTTTCAATACTTTCAGCACTTTCAACGTGAAATAAACAAGTTGCAATTTGCGTTCCGTTAATTAGTTGTGTAAACCCTAAACCGTGCTTTTTTAGTAATGGATTAATTACTTCAAAAATTTTCGGTAAGTCTGCGTAGGTGTAACCGTAACCTTGTGTTGCTTTGTGAATAACAGGTACTTCTTGTTGGAACGCTGCTAAACTTTTAAATAAATGTTTCATAGTTAAATAATTTAAGTTAATAATATATGCAAATATAAGAATAGTTATTTAATAAACAACTATTTTTAATAAATATCTTCAAAGAAAATTGTTATTGGTAGTAAAATACCTTTGCTTGTGTTATTGTCACCGCCTAAAACATCTCGGTTTGTTCCTATCCATTTACGGCAATGTTCTTTTAATTTGTCCGTTTTTATAATTACGCAATGAACATCGCTGAACCAAAAACAATAATAGTCGGCTTCGCTTGTTGCTATTCCTGAAGGTTTGCCCCTACTTTCATATTCTACAAAAACGTTTTTAGTTTCTAAACAACGAAAGTCTCGTTTAACTTCTACTTTTTTTTGTAGTAAGTTTCCAAGTTCTTTTTCATATACTTGACCTACTTCTAAATCGTGTTTAAAGTCGTTGTTGTAATTCATTTTAGTTTTTGTTTGTAGGTTGCAATTAATTCTTTTAGTTCGTCTTTTGTCCATTTTTTAACATCGTGTGCTTTTGCCTGAAGTTCAATTAATCTTTGCGCTCCTATTCGTTTTTCTATGCCTATTTGATAGTTTAACAGGTTACCGCTTAAATAAGTGTTACAAGCTTCACATTGCAAGTGTACGTTGTCTTCGTCAAACCTTACGTTTGAATGTCCACCTTGCGAATAGTAATGTCCTGCATTTTCTTTTTTACAAGGTTTATTGCACGATATACAATTTAGTCCAGTGTCACGAACACGAATAAATTTATTAAACACCTGTTGCGCTATTTTTAAATAATCGTTTGCAGTTTTTAAGTCTTCAACTAACTTCTTTTTTTTCTTGTTCCATTCCTTTAACTTTTGTGTTTCAACCATTGCTTTTATACATTCGTTTTTTAAACAAAACTTTTGTAGTGTGCTAAACGGTGTAAATTCTTCTTTGCAATTAAAACATTTTTTAGTTCGTGTTTTCACAAGTCTATATTATTAAATTCAATTTGTCTTTTAAGGTTTTGTATTTCTTGTTTTTGTTCTAAATTTAACCGCTCTAAATTAAAATTCATTTGCCTTGCAGTTCTAAATTCTTTTTCTAAAGTGTCGTAAACAATCATTGCTTTTTTTATTTCGTACAAACTTTGTTCCATTGAAGTTATTAAATCAGTTCGGTTTGGATGTTTCGTTTTTATGTCTTCAATGCTTACTTGTAATTTTAAACAAGTGTGGTTTAAGTTTATTCTGCTACTTAATAATTCAAGTTCCATTTTTTTATTTTTTATATTCCACAATAACCGCTATCGCAGTCGTTAAAGTCATCTTCAAATAATTCAGTTTGTATTTTATGATTAATTATTTTATCGTATGTTATATTTTCTCTCCACGTGCAATTATTAATACTTTCTCGTTCTTGTTTAGCAAACCATTCTAATTTATTTGAGTGCAACCTTGCCATTTTATTTAATAAAATTGGTTCTTTGTGAAAACATCCTACGCAATTATTCATCCAAGCAAATTTAACATTTTTATCCTTCCAAAATTCTTCAATAGTATCTCTAAAAATAGCATCTGTAATTAATGGAAAATTTGGTTTTTGCCATTCTATCAACTTATGTTTATTTTTATTTCCTGTTTTTGTTTTACCTATTATTGCATCAAATTCACTACAACCGTTTTTATTTAATTTACTAATCATTGTTTTTGCCCTTGACATTTCATTTGCCCTGTAACCTATTCGCATTTCTATTGGTTCTTTAAAATTAGCAAACCACCAATAAAACATTGGTTCTAATTTCATTTCAGTTGTGCAAAACCTTCTCATAAAAGAAGGTAAAAAAGTAGTGCCGTTTTTTCTTTTAATAATTTCGTCAAAAGTTTTGCCTGTAACCCAATCTATTTTTGTGCCTATAAATTGTTCTAAATCTAACATCGTATAAATTATTGCGTCTTCTTCAAGTGTGCCTATAAATTCAGTTCCTATTTTGTCGCTCACTATTTGCCGAAGTTTTGCATCAGGAAATAAGCAAGTTTTATCATTTGTCCGAACTAACGAAAAAACGTTATAATCTGCAGGGTAATGTACGGCAACATAACTCGAAGTTTTGCCACCACTTAAACTATTACAAGTTTTCATTTTTTTATATTATTTCTTTACAAGCAAAAGTTTTTTCATATACATTAGGTGCTGGGTTTGATTGTTCAAAGTAACTCAATTTTTCTTTATCAAACCAAATTTCAATCATTCCAATATTTCCGTTTGAACGTGGTTTAATTTTATTAAAGTGTAATTCAGCTAAATTAAATGTAGGGTCTTGCCTGTGTACTGTTATCATACATTTACCACTATTAAACCATTCGCTGCCACCTTTTAAATCGTAAGGAACAGGAGCGTTTCTTTTTCCGTTTTCTTTTTCAGTTAGTTTTGGATGTATAATTGTATGCAAATGTAAATCGTTGTCTTCTGCTATTTGATTTCTATATGGCAAAACATATTCTAAATATTGTGCATAGCCACCGTAATCGTTATATGGGTGGTTTAAATCCTTCCAACTATCAATTGAAGCTGTGTGTAGTTCATCGTGTTTTTTTAGTTCAACAGCCATATCCCAAAATTGTATCGGTGTAAGTTTTGCTTTTACATCTTTTTTAGTTAATACCTTAAAATGTTCTAATACCCAATCAATAGCTTGTGTTATTTCTTTGTCTTCAATAGTGTTTCTATCTAAAGGGTTAAAACTCTTGCCTGTTTTCTTATGTATTAAATCAGCAATTATTTCTACATTAGAACCAACATCCGGAAAGTAAACTAAATGCTTCCAACCATAAAATTTAGAAGTGTTCATTAAACATTCCATTAATACTTGTGTTTTACCACTCATAGGAAAACCTGTCCAATCTGTACAATTTCCTAAACTCATAGAATAATGTTCGTGTAAACTTTTAAATCCTAAATATTTGCCTTTATTATTGTAATTGTCTCTATATTTAAATAGTTGAGTAATTACATCTCCAGCTTCGGTTATTTTATATCCATTTAACTCCACGGTGCTTTCCATTTTTTAGGTTCGTTAACTTCTTGTATTGTTTGTATGTTGTCCCAAAACAACCCTTGCCAACCTTGTTCGATTGATTTGTTTATTACAAACTTACATTGTTCATTTGTATATTTTTCCATTTTAACTAAAATAGATTTTATGCTTTGTTGTGTTAAAGTCTTTTTTGCCGACTTCCTGTATTCAATCCAACTATCTAAAATCACTTCTTTTTCATTCTTTTCTTTCTTTTCATTCTTGTTTGTTGTTGATTGTTTGTTAGTCGTTTGTTGATTGTTTGTTATTGGTTTGTTAGTGTCTTCATTTTCATCTTGGTAACATTCATATTTACAAATAGTTACGATAGTAAATTGGCTTGTTGATTTTACTACAATTTCATTCGTTTTTTCTAACTTTTTTAAAATGGTTCTAATTTGCTGAATAGTAATTCCTGTAGCACTGGAAATATTACCTAAAGACGAAATAAATTGCCCACGTTTTACATCGTTACCTTGCCATTTATTGTCCTTGTGATTAGCTTTAATAAGCATATACAAAAACAAGTGTACAGCTTCAGACTTATTAAACCATTCCCAATCTAAAAACTTTCTGTGTATTTTAATCCAACCGCTCATAACTCATTAAATAAATAAATTGATAAATAATGAATTAGTTTAGCAGCATCTTTTGTGTTAATACAAACAGTCTTTGAAGTGTCGTTTTCAATAACTTCAAAACAAATATTAGTTCCAATTGAAACAATCATTTTGTCATTTTTACTTTCAACACATTGTAAAATAATTTCTTCCATACTTTAAATTTTTAGTAAATAAAAAACCCCTGTTGAATCCGCAGGGTCTCACTTCTGCTTCATTAACAAGGGTTAATAATTTTTTTTGTTCTATTACGTGAGACCGAACCATATCGCAAATATAATAATTATTTTAACATAAACACGATTAATAAAATTTATTTTTTATTCTCAACTGAATTTTACGCAAGTCTTTTAAGTTCCTTGCTTCTTTTATTTCTTTACGCAAGTCAAGTTCTGGACGTTCCAAACTTAAAAGAAGTTTGTAGTATTCTATATCGTGTAAAAATAACTTGTCGTTTACATCGCTTAAATCTTGGTAAGTTTTTAAACCGTGTAATATTGTAGCGTGGTTCATATTGAACAGGCTTCCAATTCCTTTTAGTGTGTGTCCGTCTTCTCGCAGCTTTCTAAACAAATAAATTCTCCGGTGTACTATTTCACGTTTACGGTTTTTCTTTGCAAGTCCGTCTTGTTCGATTATTTCTTTTATTAGTTCTATCATTGTTCTATTTGTTTAGTTATTCCGTTTTTAATTAGTTCTTGTTTCAGTAAATATCTCAAACATTCTTCTTTGCTACCTTGAAAGTGGACACTTGATTCATCTTCACTTACTACTTGGTAAACATCATTACTTGGATAAAGGCTAACTATCTTCATTGTTTTTGTTGTTTAAATTTTTCATTGTAATACTCAAATCCATTCTCAAAGTTTTTACCATCCTCTTTTGAATAAAAGTAGTTGTATTCTCCATCTTCAAAGGATTGGGCAATCTGCTCTTTTTCCATTTCTAAATATTTGTGAAAATGGTTAATAAAAAATTTACCTTCAGTTGTGTAAACATTAAATAAATTTGGATGCAATTTTTCTAAATCGCTAAATACTTCTTGTACTGCTGTTTTCATTTTTCTATTTGTTATAGTTATCAATCCAATAATTATATAATTCTTCGTCTTTTTTGTGACCTTGTGAGTGAGCATAATATCCAACTTGAATAAAGTATTTCATTTGTTCCTTCTCTATTTCTTTGGCTTGTTCAAGTATGTTATCACTAAAGGAAAAATTAAACTCTTTCCATAACTTTTCTCTTAACCATTCTACTGCGGTGTGTTTCATTTTTCTATTTGTTTAATTTCAATTATAATATCGTCATTCTTTTGTATTAAGTTTTTAACGTGCTGGAAGTCGTATGCTTCAACTATTCGTGTTTCTAACTTAACAGGTGCGCCAACGTACTCCCAAGTTTTAAATGTTGCTTTAAATCGTTTCATAGGTTTATATTTTATTTGTTCGTTTTTTTTAATTCTGCAAATCTCAAGGTATAACCCCAAGTCAAATGAACCTCGCCATTGTCGTTGCCACCAATCTAATTGCTCGTAGGTTGTTCCGCTTTTCATAAATAAATTTTATTATAAGTTAATTCTCCGTTTTTTTTTCTCCAAGGATATTCAATATAAATAACTTTTTTTTCTTTTATGCTGTAAATTGCAAAATCAATAGGGTTTGGTGTAAATGTTAAAGGTTTATTAAAATCTATATATTCAAATGGAATTTTAATTAAATCACTATAATATTTATCATTTTCAATTTTTATACTTGCTTCAATATTTTTTCTAAAATATTCAACTATTTTAGTTTCTGTTTCTTGTTGTGTTTTCATAGTTCGTGGTAAAAAGTGTAGTTACTATCGTCATTGCTTGTTTTCCATTCCCAAAAGTTGTAGTGTGCTAAATCGCTGTTTATTGCTTCCTGCATTTCTAAACGTAAATCTTCTAAAATACGAACCCCAAGAACGTGCGGTTGTAAATTGTCGTCTGTTTCTGTTTCCCACTTCTGCGAAATTTCAACGTCTAATTCAATAAACGCATATTCCGAAACTTCGTCCCAATCGTTGAACTCCCAAGTTCCTGCTATTGAATAAGTCCAACCTGTAAATTCGTAG